GGCTTCTTAGCGCGCGCCAACGATGCCAACACCTTCGATGGCGGACCAAGGGACGAAGCTGATCTCTGCGCGAGTAAGCCCGTTGGAGTCGGTGCGGATGGTCAGGCCGTCGCCGTGGGTAGACAGGACCTCGGCGCCCTTGTGCCGAGTCTGACCGTTGATCACGAGATGCACGAACGAACCGGGCAGAATCTTGAACGGTTCGGCATCGAGAACAGGAAGCTCGGGATCAATCATCAGGACTGCTTCAACATCCTTGCGAGTACGGGGCGGCATTAGTCGTTGTCTCCGACAGAGTTGGTGGTGTAGATCCCCTGCTTGAAGGAATCGTGGTTAGATCCGAGCATCGCCTGCTGATGCCGGGAGATGACGCGCTGAAGGCCAGACTCCAGGATGCCCTTTTCGTTATTCTCCGAGTTGATCGTCTGGCCACCAGGGCCGCCGATGTTCATCGGATCGTAATCTTCCATGTCATGGAACGCAGGCATAAACAGAGCCGGGGGAGCCTGCTTCGCAGCGTCTATCTTTTCGTGACTCATGCCTCTCCTTACGGGGCGGGAGTGAAGTTGGCGAGAGTGGCCACACCGGAGGTGATCAGGTCTGTTTTTACCTGGTCATTCACGATGTGCTCGTATCCGCCACGGAAGAAGTTCAGCCCCTCGGAAGGGGCTGGCCAGAACGATGTGTTCTGATTGGGATTCTGGGGCAGGTTCTCTGCCCCGAGTTCATCGGTGTAAGCGTAGTAACGAATCTCTTCGTACACCCCAGGAGTGATCTCCTGGACAGATACACCCCGTGGAATCCTAAAGCGTTCGTGCAGGCTGTTCCACGCAAAGGGTGTTTCCTGGACGCTGTTAGTGGTGTAAACCCAATTTGCCACGGGGTGCCTCCTGTTTGATTAGAACGATGCCAGCGTGAACCAGGCGGTACCGTCGGACACGATCTTCACGCCGTGAATCGCGCCAGACGCGAGGACCTTGGTAGCAGCGCCATCGATCGTCTCGGCTGCCGCACCATCAAGAGTGACAGCGTTCGTGGTACCCGTGGTACGCACCCAGTAACTACGGCCAGGCGAGATCACAGCGACGGACGGAAGGTTGACCGTGATGGCACCAGTGGCCGGATCGGCCAGAAGCACATAGTCATTGGCGGTGAGAGTGGTAGTAGCGGTGACGGCGCGAACCGTCTCCGACGTGTTGTCAAGACCAGACAAGTTGCCCTCCTTAGGCAATGTTGCTTAAAACGGGGACTTGCCTGTGTTAAGCAAGTCCCCGAATCAGGCAAGTTATTAGGCGTCCTTGCGAGCCGAAGACGTGGACTGAGCCACGATCAGGGCCTCCGGACGGTACAGGCTCCAGCCAGCCACGCCGTACCAGCCGAGGGGCTGGAAACGGGTCAGCTTGTCAACGACCGGACCGCGAACCGTGTGGAACTCCTCCGCGACACCCTCGGCAAGAGCCTGCTGACCCGTGAAGTACGTGTTGAACACACGCGTCTGAGTCGCACCAGCGCCAGCACCAGACTGGACGTTCTGGCAACGAGGCGTCTCGATGTAGCAAGCACCTTCGTACTCGCCGATCTCGCCCGCCCAGATGTTTCCAGCCGCAGAGTAGTTGTGCGGGTCACGCCAAGCAGCAGCACCGGTTTCACGACGCAGGTCGTAAGACACCTGCGGGTGGATGTACGCGGTGTAGTAGCTGCCCTTGTTCGGGTGGACCTTGTTGGTACGGAGCTGAGTCACCGAAAGGCGACCCATGTCCGAGGTGAACACAGAGTCCGAGTCGATCGCGGTAAGAGCGACCGGGTTGGTCGGCGTGGTGCCGAAACCGTAGCCGACAACGCCACCGCCAGAGGTGCGGATAGTCTGCGTACCGGCAGCCAGGACGTTCTGAACCAGAAGGTCAACAGAGTCAACCAGGTTCCACGCGACCTGATTCACAAGACCGGCAGTGATGTCGGTGAAGCTGAACAGGTCGAGCTTGTTGGAGACCAGGATCGAGTTACCGTACTCGTTGAGAGTGACGGAAACCGTGGTCGGGTTACCGGCCGCGACGGCGTCCGGGTCAACCAGCTCGTTCAGCGGAGTAGTCGCCTGAGCGAGATCCTGGTACAGCTCGAACACAACGGACGAGCCGGGCATAGCCTGCTGAACCGGTCGCTTGTCGGCAACCATGCGGAACATAGGCTGTGCACGAAGGGCGAACTCAAGAGCACGGTCGTACGTGGTCTGAACGAGGTTCGCCATGGCGGTAGTGCCGGTAAAGGCGTTAGCCATTACAACTCCTTAGGATATTAGCCAATCGTTCCGCTCCCCTTCTGGAATCCGGCGATCAGCTCTTCAATAGAATTGGCCTGCCCGACAGCAGCAGCGGCGGCTTCGAAGTTCCCCATCGGAACCCCGTCAAAGCCAGCCTGCGTCACTGCCTGAAGGGCTGCCTGCTGATCCTGCGTGAATGCAGGCGCGGCAGGCGTCGGGGTATTCCCCTGTGCGCTGCCAGAACCGAAGACGCCTCGCATGGATTCAACCCACGCCTTGGCCTTCTCCGGGTCGGCGTCACCCTGGTAAACCGTTGCGGCACCAGGAACGCCAAGAGACTCGAAAACACCCGCAAGCTTCTGCTTCTGCTGGTCCTCAAGGAAGCTCGTCAGCTTTTCATTGAGGGATTCGTTCTGAAGCTTCAGCTTGTCGTACGCGTCGCGAAGAGCCTTGGGCCCGTCAAGGTTGTTCCCAGTCTGCGACTCGTTGCTTTCGTAACCCCAGCTGTCATTCATTTGATCTCCCATAAGTTGTGGCGCCCCTCAATCCCGGGGAGGATTGATTCGCTCGCCCTCAGACCGGTCTTAACGTACGTCGCTCACTGCCGGTTGTGTGAGTAACGGTGGGCTGCCGGATCGCGAATCCGGAGGAGTCTGAATCTCAGCCCGTCTCCACCAACTTTGTTTTTCTTGGAGTTGGCACCCAAGGTCTATCGCTGGCCACCTCGCTGAGCAAGGCCACCACGGGCCGCTCCAGCGGCTCCGGAGAACGACCCCTTCTCCTGGTTGATGAGATCCTGGCGACGCCTTAGAGCGTCGCTCTGGCCCCGTATGATGGCCTCCTCGGCCTGTCGCTGGCCGTAGGTGGAACCGTAGATCTCTCCGAGAGTTCCGAGCGCCTGCTGCTCCATGGCGATCTGGGTGTAACCGGTCTTCGCCTGCTCTTGGGTGACGCCCTCAAGCGCAAGCTTCTCGGCATAGGCCTGATCGAACTTCATGTTGCTTCGAAGCGCCTCGGCTCCAACCGCTGCGGTAGCGGCAGCCTTTTGGAGATACGGCATAGCCCGAGTGGTATCCAGAAAATAGGCGGTGAGATCAGAGTTGGAGACACCCATCTGATTCAGCGCCCTGCGATACTCTGGATTAGCCAGGACCGTAGCCTGAGTAGCCATATCCACCCGAGACTGGATCTCGGACGGAGAGATGTTCTTGCCGATCCAGTTGTTGAAGTCGCTGGACTGGTCATAGAACCCGGGCGGCATTCCGGCTGCCTGCATGATCTGCTTGTAGCTTGCCTCTGTCGCGAGATATTCACCGGGGTTAAGTACCGGAAGCCCTTGCTTCCGCCGGATCTCGTTACCCGCAAAACGTTCCTTGTATTCCTTCGTCTCCTGAAGAAGCACGCTGATCGTGTCAGCCGAGTACCCCTTCTTCACGAAATCGAATATCTTCCCGCTCAGGCTTTCAAGTCCGTAAGACTTGAAGAGCCCGGTGATAGCAGCATAAGCATCCCTCTGCTGGCCGCTTAGCTCTCTTGCCCACTTCGGCAAGGTCGGATCAAGGTTCTCAGCAGAGCGCTGGAAGCCGGTTACCTGCTGAACAGGATTCCTCTTGGCTGCCTTGGATGTAGCCATCAGTAAGCCACCCCGAAATCTGACAGAACCTGGTGAGCGATCTGCATCATAGAGTTCTGTGCGTTGTTGGTTTTGCGCCAGCGGGGATCGTTGCGAACCTCGTTCTCAAACTGCCAGAGCGGCTTGACGGCGCTCTTACCAGATGAGTCCCTGTTCTGTAGGGCCAGCTTGATCGACGGATCGAACAGGTTGACGCTGCCTTGAGGCAGCTCAAGAAGTTGAGCCATGGTCTGTGTGTAAGGAGAAGCCAGGTCGGATACGGTCTGGCCACCATCGATCTGCTTGGACCAGAAGGAGTATGTGGCCTTGGCCTGCTCCCTCAGGTTCGACTCGTAGTCCTGCTGTGTCGAC